TGGTTCAAAATTGGTTAGCAAATTGATCGGCCAAGAGGAATTTGAGAAAGCTCTTAAACTTGTCAAGGATCATGGGAAAGTGTATGTTCCAATTATGTATCTCTTGCCAATCTTTCCTGATGATGCCATTTGTATGTCTTGTGGCACGCTGAAGTTAAACTTTTGGTATCATTTATGTTCAATATTGCTTTGTCGCGGCATTGGATGCGCCACGATTATATTTGGTATCAATTTAATTCCTTATCAACAATTCACGACCTTTTATGATTGGTTGATTTGTGGAGCAGTTTTAATCGTTTATATTTTCGTGCTTCTTAAAGTGGCGAGATTCATCGATAAAAAAATCAATAAAAAAGGTAAATAATATGCTTCATCAGTGCATTAAAATTATGTTCATATCTATGTTAATAATTACATTTATTCTTTCAATTGTAATTAGTATGCATAAACTATGGTAGAAAGGAGGTATAAATAATATGTTTGTTAAAAAAGATGCTTTAATAAATACTCGTGAATGTTTCGTGTTGCGAAACAAAGACAAAGAGGAATTCTTAAAAACATTATCTGAAGATGGTAAAATTTATGCAGAGCAGTTCACAAATTCATACGATTCGGCATTTAAGTTTCTAATCTATGAAGATGCCAAAAAAGTATTAAAGATGCTGAAGCTGAAACGATATCAAATCATCAAAGGAATCTAATGTTTAATAATTAGCATCGATCATTAAAAATCGATGTTTTTTATTGTTTTTCAACGTGCGCATATAATCGCAATGCACAGGCGAATTGCAAGATATACACGCGAGATTGTGTCTTGCTTAAATTTTATTTACTCGTATATAATGAATTATGGAAATCATAACTTATGGATCGAAACTCTGAATCGACATTGCTTAAATTATATAATACTAAAATACTACCTAATTTAGAATATATAGAGTATTTAGCTTATAAAGGGATGTCTTATAAAGAAATATCGAAAGAGATTGATATAACAATCAATCAATTTTATTTATTGCGCCGCGACAAACGTTTTAGTGAATTAAATGATGCCTTGAATGGTGATCTTGTGATTCGAAACAAAAATGTTGAAGATTCTCTCTATCGTTTGGCAGTTGGATATGAATATGAAGAACAGACTATACAAGTAATTGGTTCTACTTACGTTAATAAAGATGGGAAAAAGAATAGAAGGGAAGAACCTAAAGTTGTAAGAGTGAAACGTTATTCATCTCCAAACTTTCAAGCTATTAAGTTCTATCTGTGCAATCATGACAAGGAACATTACAAGAGTGAGAACCTTATCACGGATGAGGGTGCGATGCCTGAACTGATCGCCGCTGCCAAGTCAATAAATGCTAAAGTTAAAAAGTTAGCTGATGAATCAAACGAGGATGAGAAAAAATGCAAAATCTAGAATTCTCAAAAAAGCAACTTGAGTTTATTAAAAATGCAACTCATCGCTGGAATGGCAAAATTGGTGCAACTCAATGTGGCAAAACTTATATTGACATTGCCTATGTGATTCCAAATCGAATTATGGAGAGATCAGGACTCGATGGTTTGAATTTAATCACAGGTGTTTCCAAAGGCACAATTGAAAGGAACATTCTAGAACCAATGAGGGACTATTGGGGCGATGCTCTTGTTGGCGATATTAGTTCAGAAAATATTGTTTATTTGTTTGGAGAAAAAGTTTATTGTCTTGGAATGGAAAAAATATCTCAAGTGGCAAAGTTTCGTGGTGCAAAATTCAAATATGCATATTGCGATGAATTAGTCGATTGTAATATCGAAGTGTTTGAATTGTTAAAATCTAGGTTATCATTAAGTTATTCAGTTTGCGATTTCACAGGGAATCCAGCAAGTCCAACTCATCCATTGAAACAATTTATCGACAGGACTGATTTAGACATTTATTGTCAAACATGGACTATTTTCGATAATCCATTTCTTTCTAAAAAGTTCGTCGATGAGTTATGCAAAGAATATTTCGGCACGGTCTATTACGATCGATATATTTTAGGCAAATGGATTAAAGGCGAAGGTTTAATTTATCGTGTTTTTGCTGATAATCCAAAGAAATTTATTATCGATAATGTGCCTGATGATCTCCATGTTGTCATGATTGAAGGTGGAATCGATTTTGGCGGCAATAAATCAAAGCATGCTTTTATTTTAGTCGGTTTTACACCTTTCTATCGAGAAGTGATTTACCTTGAAGAAAAAGTCATCGACAAGGAGATCACACCAACAGAGTTAGCAACTGAATGGGTTGATTTTGCTCAAGAGTGTTTTAGAAAGTATGGTAGAGCATTCGATGTCAATTATGATAATGCCGAACCTGTTTTGGCACGTGGCCTTGAAGCCGCATCGATTCAACATTTCTGTCGAGTTGAATTAAAACCTGCTTTCAAAATAAGCATTGTATCTCGAATTAGATTATTTGTTTCTTTGCTTGGATCAAATCGATTAAAAATTAAAAGTAATTGCACCAACTTGATTCGTTCTCTGCAGGAGGCGGTGTGGAATTCTAAAAGCCAAGTTGATGAAAGATTAGATAATGGAACTTATTGCGTTGATATTTTGGACGCGGCGGAATATGCGATTGAAAAGCACCAAAATGAATTATTGTATTCTAATTCAGCAAAAAATGTGTAAAATATAAATATGGAGCAATAATTTATGACTGATTATGCAAGTTTAATAAAAAGTGTGTTGACTGAAAATAAACAAATCAATGATGGTTCTTCCTATATCAGTTTGTGGCGAAAATACTATGCTGGATATGATCCACAATTTCATCGCTACTATATTTTCAATGGCGATAAAAAAATATATTTTAAGAAAAAAACTTTGAACATGGCAAAACGAGCTTGTGAAGAATGGGCATCACTTTTGATGAATGAGAAAGTCAAAGTCGTGGCTTCGTCAGAAAGCGATCAGAAGTTGTTAGATAAAAAATTAGACAAAATCCATTTTTGGTCGAAAGCGAATAAAGGTGTCGAATATGGATTCGCACTTTCTTACGATGCTTTGTTAATCGAATTAAAAGACATTGTGGCACACGATGATGGCACTCTCGATTTTTCTAAATCGAAGGCAACTATTCAAACCTATTCAGCTTTACAATGCATTCCGATCACTTTTGAAAACAATGAGATCACAGAAATTGCCTTTGTGCAAAAGAATACAAACGAAACACAATTACTAATCCATTACCTAAACGATCAGGGCAATTACTCTATTGCTAAAATGAAAATCGATAGTAATGGTGTGTCGCAGAAATTGTTTGATATTGATACCAAATCGCCTAAAAAATGGTTTCAAATTATTCAGCCAAATATTGTCAACAACATCGATGTCGATAGTCCTTATCCAATTTCAGTTTTTGCAAACGCCATCTCGGTTTTGCAATCGATCGATGACAAGTATGATTCTTACGATAATGAATTTGTGCTTGGCAAAAAACGTGTTTATATTTCATCCGAGATATTCGAGGTTGATAAAGAGACAGGAGAGATTAAAAAATTATTCGATCCGAACGATGTTGTAATTCATCGTTTGCCAAAAGCAGTAGATGCTTCAGGACAATCGAAACCACTCATTCAAACCTCAACTGACGCCTTACGAGCAGTTGAACATCAGACCGCCATCAATGATGACTTGGCTCTTTTCTCATCGGCTGTTGGTTTAGGAAATGGCTATTTTATTTACAAAGAAGGTCGAATAATGACCGCCACACAAGTGATATCAGAGAAATCAGATACCTTTAGAAATGTCAAAAAACATGAAATATTACTATATGACGTTGTTAAAAATATCATCGAAACTTACATGTGGGTTGTGAATCAATTTACAGATGAGGAACATTTTACACAAGAACTAATTGATGATGTCAAGTTTGACGATTCAATTATTGAAGATAAGGAAACCGAAAAGAAATCAGATCGTGAAGATGTCACAAATGGCGTCATGTCCAAGATTGAATATCGTATTAAATGGTTTGGAGAAACTGAAGAACAAGCGACAGCGATGATTATTAAGTATTTCGGCAATGTTTCTCTTGAAAACAAAATCAATACTTGTCTTGCCGCAATGGGAGCAGGATTGATGACAATTCAGCAATTCGTAGATAATGTTTATCCTGATTCAACTGAAAAACAAAAACTAATAGATGAACTATTGATTGCGAAAAAGGAAGCAAGTTCGATATCATTAGCCGATGTTCAAGGCGCAGGTTTCTATAGCGAGAAAAAATAAGGAATTGAATTATGAACAAAGAGCGAATCGATGATTTGGTAGATTTGCTTGGCGAAAGATATGCGGAACTTGAAAACACTTTTGTCATCAAAAATAATCAAGAATTATTAAAGTTTGTCGATAATCCTGAAGAATGGAAAAGATTACAACTGCGGAATCGTGCCATTTATAAAAATGATTTGATTAGAACTGCTAAAAAAGAATTAGCGAATTTAGATAACCTTACTGAAAAAGTTTATTTATTGAGCTACAAAGAAATTAACAAGGATGCGATTCAAATCTCAAAGACAGAGATCAACGTTAAGCAATTAAATAAAGATGCCATAAAAGACATTCAACGCATGAAAGAAATCAATGCGAAGGAAATTACTAACCTTGCAAATCTCGGCTACAAAACCTATGTTCAAAACGTTAAAATCATATCGCAAACATCGAGTGCCGATGCACTTTATGACGAAATAAAAAGCAAAATTATTTTAAATGCTAATCAAGGATTATCAGTTCAATATTCAAATGGTCGTAATCTAACTTGGAAATCCTATATGGAAATGAATGTCAGGACGACGGTTCATCAAGAGATCGGCGATCAACAATTAAAAGTTGGAAAAGAATTAAATCAGGTGTTTTATTTCTGTGATGAATTTGCTGATTGTGCGAAAGATCATGCCGATTATCAAGGCAAGTATTACTACGATGAAAGTGCAACGCGAACTGAAGCTGAACAGAAATATATTGATGACAACGATATAAAATCAATTCAGGAAGTTCGAGATGGCGATCCATTTTTAACGACAAGGCCAAACTGCCGCCATTCATTTCACTTTGTGCAAAGCAGTGAATTGTTGGATGATTCATTTGATAAAAGCGAATTCCAATTTGGCAAATACAAAGATTCTAATTATGAGAAACTGCAGGATCAAAGATATAATGAGCGACAAATTAGAAAATATAAATTAGATGCAGAAAATTATGATCGGCAGTATGCTTCAACGAAAGACAATGATTTCAAAGCAAGAGCAGATGAAGCCAAATCTTTAATGAAATCATGGCAAAGTCAAAACAGAACACTTGTCAAAGAAAATGATTTCCTAAAGCGAAACTATGATCGTGAAAATGCGAAAGTCATCGCACAAGACCTAGGAATTAAATATGATTATAAAATCATAAATGCCAAACTTGTCGAGAAAAAATGATACATTTGAAAAGTGTATGTTATAATGAAACAAACCAAGCATTGTCTTACTCGCTGATGGTTGTTGCAAGAACATAAATTGCAATTTAGGTCAGTGAGACAACAACTACTATATGTTGACAAATATTCCCTTTTCTATAACACAGCGAACTCATACAAAAGAACTTTCCATGCAATATAGTAGTTGTTTTTTTGTTTTTAATACCATAAAATAATAATTAGAAGTGATGCGCTTCGATTAAATTGCATCTTTCTCAAGGTCAGAAAGAACTGACGTTTAAATTAAATTAGGAGAAAATATGGAATCACTAAAGAAAATTCTAGGCAGTTCCTTTCACGAAGGAATTACATTAGAGGAAGTTGACAAAGCGTTAGCCGATAAGAAAATCGTTTCAAATGAAGAATATGCAATTCTTGAAAAGAAACAAAGTGGCGGTTATGTTGATGTTGACAAGTTCAACAAACTTCAGGAAAAATTAAATGGAGTTGACAAGGAGTATAAAGATTATCGTGAATCAGTTAAGGATTTTGACACAATTAAATCCGAACGTGATACACTTAAATCCGAAAAAGAAACTTCTCAACTTCGTGAAACGATCCGAAAAAGTGGTTGTAAAGAGGAATTCATTGATTATCTCGTATTTCAAACAACAGCTGGCAAAATTCAAAAAGGCGAGCAGTTTGAACAGAATGTCAAAAGTTTCCTCAAAGAAAACAAACAATATTCAAACCAAAGTCCAAAACTCGTGATTAACACAGGCGCAGGCGGAGATGGAAAAGGAAAAGGCGGTAGTGCCGAAGATGAAAAAGAGCGAAATGCCTCCATCAATTCTAAACTTCGCGAAGCGGCAGGAATTAAAGTGGACATTGGGAATGAATAATAGAATTTAATAATTAAATTCAAAGGAGCTAATTTTATGGCTATGATTACAAAAGGCAATGCTGAAGGATTATTCACAGAACAGGACTATAAAGAGATTTTTAGCGATGTTCAGCATCAATCTCAAGCATTGGCACTATTACGCAGATTACCAAACATGACGACAAACAAGGGCAAAATTGCAGTCCTTGATCTCTTGCCTGTTTCTTATTGGCAAGGTTCAGATACTGCTAAAAAGCAGACATCAAATGCGGCTTGGAAAAATAAATACCTTGAAGCGGCAGAATTGGCTGTGATTATACCAATTGCAGAATCAACATTGGAAGATGCTGACTATGACATTTGGGCAGAAGTTAAACCTTTGATTGCATCAGCAATTGCTAAAAAGATTGATGAAGCGATTTTCCTTGGCGTTGACAAACCTGCAGGATTTCCTGATGGCATTGTCGATCAAGCATTATCGCATGGCTTCAGTTTCGCTCGTGGCGCAGATACATTCTACAATGCCGTTTCAAAAGGAATGGGCAAGGTAGAGGAAGTCGGTGTTTCGGTTAACGGAATCCTTGGCGGCCCTTCAATCAAAAAAGCATTTAGGGAAATGGTCGATACAACAGGTCAACTAATCGTTGGCGATGAAATATCGGCATTACCACGTCACATCGTTGAAAACGGCGCATGGGATGGAACAAAGGCAACATTCGTTGTTGGCGATTTTAAACAAGCCGTATATGCGGTGCGTAAAGACATCACTTATAAATTATTGACAGAAGGTGTCGTGCAAGATCCTTCCGATAATTCAATTATTTATAACCTCGGCCAGCAAGACATGGTTGCGCTTCGTGTAGTGTTCCGTATGAGTTGGCAGTTGCCAAATCCTGTTGTGGCACTTCAAGGAAACTCTGAACTAAAGTTGCCTTTCGCGGTTTGCAAACCATCGGCTGATAAAGTGGTTGTCACATTGCCTGATGCGGCTACATTTGAAACTTCAATTGTAGTTTCGATGAGTGCTAATGTTGCATCTGCAAAAATCTACTATACGAATGATGGAACAACTCCGACCAGTGCTTCGACGCTGTATGAAGCTCCAATCACTCTTACTGCAACAAAGACTATCAAGGCAATCGGTATCGCAACTGATTACACCAACTCCGATGTAGTTTCAAAAACTTACACCAAAAGCTAATAGTTAAAAAAACAAAGGCATCACAGAAATGTGGTGCTTTTTTTTATGTGAAAAATTATAATAGAAATATAGGAGAATAAGAAATATGGTTATTACGAATGAAGAAGTTTTGAAATCATTAGGCATCGATTTAGCAATTGAATTACAAGACGATGATGATCCAAGTGCGAAAGTTGATCGTTTTCTAACAAGTGTAGTCGAATGGTGCATTGAATATCTATTCATTGAATATGGAGAAAATGATGTTCATAACATTGATACTTTGGTTGCATTTAGACAAAGTTATTTCAAAAAAGGTGTAATTAAACAAATCGAATATATCTTGAGAAATGGCAAAACAACCATTGATAATGGTTTCATTCGCGAAACAGGTCTTGTCATCGATTTGTCAAATATTCAACTTGCTCCTGACGCATTTAAAATGTTTAGGGCAGGTGCGTTTTGCAATATTTAAGGAGCATTTATGGCACGAGATTTAAGGACGTCAATCGCAGATAAGCCTGATCGTTGTTGGCTGTATCCATCGACTTGTGTTGAAAATAATCAACTCGTTAAAGATGCACAACCGATAACTCGTTTTAATAAAACCGATGTTGTTCCTTTCGCTTGGAAAAGAATTACAATAAATGGCAATTTGACAAATGCTCGACACTTGATTGGCACAATTCAAACGAATGATAATGTTTGGCAAGCTCGTCCTGATATGTTTATTAAAGATCAAACAGGAATGCTCTTTATTATCGATGAAATTTCCGCTGATAACGATGAAAATAAATCAAAAAATATCGGCACAAGACCTGTTCACGTTATGACGATGGTTTTGCGAGGTTTGGAGATTCAAAATGGCTGATGTTGATTTAGTGAATGTTGCGAATCTAGTCGCTAGCGAATTACGCGCGTATATGATTCCTGATAAAAGACTTTATCGAAGTGGAAATATGCAACGCTCAATTCAAATTATCGCCATTGATGATCACTTCACTGATATTGTAATTGCAACCGATTATGCCTCATACACAAACAATCGCGGTCAATGGAGTGGTTGGGTATCACAAGTGGTAGATCGATGTTTAAGGGCTTACGCAGGCGATAAAGTCAACGATGAATCAATTATTAGTGGTATGATATTTTAAGGAGGAATTATGGCATTTAATTTTACAGAATACTTACAATCGCAACTTGGATTAGATTTTTTTGTTTCAAAAGAATTAAACAATAACGCTGATCCTAGAAAAATCATGTGCGTAGTTTCTCAACACGCAGGTGCGAATTATGACAATAGTTCAGATATTCCATTTCAATTGGATTTTTACACTTGCAATCCACAAACCGATCAGCCAACGATCGATCAATTCGGTCGTTCACACAATAATGTTTTCATAACTGATGGTGTCGATAAAATTAGACAATCATATTCAACGAGTGTAATCATGGAGAAAGATATCGTTTTTGGCAATAATCACTTTGTTAGAATTTGCGTTTTCGCTCGATTATTCACAATGAATAATGTCAGCGATGTGCAACTTTTATCGATTGGTTCAGAGAATATCGAATTTTTAAGCGTAGGACTTTCCTATGTCGCTCAACCATCGTCAACTAGAGTTAGTGGCAGTCAATTAAATTATAATAAAAAACTAGAAGCAGGGATTGTTTTAACTTTTCAAATGATTTCTCGTGTTGGTAATTTTTTCACAGCTTTACGTTCTTTGAGAAAAGGCACAATCGATGGCAACACGATTTTTGCAGTCAAAATGACATGGACAGATAATGCTTCTGAAGAAAGTTATAATATGATTGTCGTTGAATCTGCATTTGCAGGGAATCGATTAGGATTACCAACCTATAATATTAAAATGCTTTTAACGAGGTAATACCATGCCTGACATAACGATTAGAATTGAAAAGGGCACTCAAACCGCAGGCGATGGCCAAGAGATGCAAGAAAGCCAAGGGCAAAAGTCAGAGTTAAGTGCTGGCAAAGTGGCTTCAATTTCGACGTTTCAAAACTTCGCAATTTCAACTTTGAAAAGAAGTATCAATTATGGCATCGCCAATGTTGGCAATTTGACAGGCGATTATATTATGCAACAGCAACTCGAAACTGCCGCTTCAATTGTTGAGGATGCAACAATGGTAGTTAGTGGCTTTGCCGCAGGTGGTATTTATGGTGGAATCATCGCCATTGCTGGTGTCGCAATTAAACAAGGCATGAATACTGCTTCTTTCTTTATTGACGTTTACAAATCAAACATAAACCAAGATTTATTGCGACAAAGAAGTGGTAATTCTTTAATCGATGGATCACGCGGAGGAAACGAATAATGTCTTACACAATTTCAATAAATAATGGTAGCAACATCGCAATTAAAGATGGTGCAGTTTATACCGACGTTTTAGGCGAAACATTGGATTCAGGTGTTTTTGTTTTTACGAATGTAGGAAAAATAAATATAAAAGATTTTCAAACTCTTATATTTGCTGGAACAAACATCGAAACTAAAACACAATTAGTTGATGCCTATCTTTATGACGTTTCAAGTTATGGAAACACAAACGAATTCAAATATCAGGTCAATACTTTTAGTGAAACAAAAGAATTAGAAAGAATCACTTTGCCTAGTGTTTCAATAACTCAATCATTGGATTCATCGGTTGAACCGATCAAGGTTTATGATGAAATATATAGATTTGTTAGCGAGTATTCTCCTAAAATTCGTGTCTATTCGAGTTTAGGACAATGGGAATGGAAAGCAAAATTCACGATCGATCAAAAAGTTTATGACAAATTTAGCACCATCGATTGCCCTGAAATGCAATGGGATAAGCCAACATTGCGTGAAGTTTTGAACGATTTATTTTTAGTTGCCGACTGCATTGTTGTTTTGAAAGGAAATGTTATCTCTTATTATGATTTGACAATTCGTGGCCATGAATTAAATGAATCAATATTTAAAACAGAAACAGGATCAAGCGGCTCGCAAGATGCAATCGGCGAATTGACATTGAATCTTCAACAGGCAATCGGAAAAAAGACAACAAGAGTTATCGAGTATGTAGGTTTTAGAAATTCGAGTGAAGGCATTTTAACAACGAGCAATGTTCAACTCGAAACGAGTAAACCTATTTATTCGATTAAAAAGATAACTTATTGTGGCAGTTTACCTTTTAGATTAGGTGGCGGAATAGGTCAATCAGGTGTTGATAGTTGGGTTTACAGCGAAGTTGATATTACTAGGAGAGTCATGGAATATGATGCATATAAACTTCTAAAAAAAGAATACCTAATTACTCAATATTGGTATGAATTACCACCTGCGAATCCAATTTATAAAGAATATATACAATTTAATATTTACTATACACGTGGAACAAAAATAATCAGTGGATTCGTGCCACAAGATTTACAAATTTTAATTCCTTTGAACAATCAATTCTGCAGTGTTTTAGCTTCAACATTTGAAGATGAACGTAGAAGAGCTGATTTGGTTTATACTTTTAATTTTGAAGGATATTTCAAGATTGAATATGAAACCTTGAACGATGTCTGCGTTAATGTTGGAAAAACTAACGAACAAGACTTTTTCAATAATCGAGTATTTAATCAACAATCAAATTCGTTCGTTGATTTATCAAACGAGGGCATTTTTGAATATTTAAAAATAAATCGTCTTGGCAATGAGATTCATAAACGATATGGAACTTTTGCATCGGAGAGTGAATTACCTAAATTAGGCGATACACTAAATGATGAGGTTCTGTTTCAAAGAGAGATTTCATATTTTGATGCCGAGATTAAATTAGTTGCTTATTTCACTAAAAATTATATACTTCAAAATTATTTTACTGCCGTAAAAAGCAAAAAACGTAGTTGGCAAATAATGTCATCAAAAGATGCTTTAACCAAATTAGACAATATTAAATATTACTGTGAATTATCTTTTGAGAGAAGATATGAAACTTTGTCCTATCAAATCGATTCACAAATCGCCTATAATTTAGCGTGTGCTTGTCAAACCAATTCAGGAGATTTTTCATTAAAAACACTAGTTCTTTATACAGAAAAAGGAACTGATAGATTTCCTACGTTAGACACTTCTCAAGCGTTCAAGTGGGGATTTGGTTATCAAAGCGATTTATCAAATGAGATTTTCGGCAACTCAATTATTTTAACATTCAATTTGCAAGACAACTACTCGGTCGGAACTAGATTATCGATTGTTGATAATTACTCTGTAAATACGATTTTGCCATATTGCGATTCAAACGCTAATTTTGACAAAATGGTAATTCGTTTTTGCAATTATTTAGATGCAGCAGATGGCGAATTTATATGGTCGACTTTTACTGCAAACGATAATAGCTCAACAATTAGCACTAATCGCAGAAATAAATCATATCAAAAACCACTCGTGTCTGCGTTCGTTGGCGAATATCGTTTGGAAATTGAGAATAATC